CATTGAGGGGCTAGATGGTGGATTTATGCCAATCCTTGCAATGGCTGTGGATAGCGGTGGTGAGGATGGTGTAACAGATAACGCTTATAAGTTTTGGCGTAGATGCAAACGCGATGGTTTATCTAAGCGCGTCTATCTCGTTAAAGGTGATAGCACCAAGCGCCAAAAACTTATTGCGCGAACTTATCCCGATAACACATCACGGTCAGATCGTCACGCTAAAGCGCGCGGTGATGTGCCTTTGTATTTACTCCAAACAGATCAATTAAAAGACCGAATTAGCAATGCCTTAAGCCGTGATACGGTTGGAGCTAACTATATTCACTTCCCTTCGTGGCTTGGTGAATGGTTTTTTGATGAGCTGACATACGAGGAGCGAGGGCAAGACGGCAAGTGGCGCAAGCCAGGAAAAGGCAATAATGAGGCGTTTGATTTATTTTGCTATGCCCATGCGATCGCTATTTTGCGTGGTTATGAGCGTATTAAGTGGGGAGATGAGGACAATGTCCCATACTGGGCGAAATTGCCAAGCGTAAACCCTAATGTAATCCGAAAAGAGACAATCGCACCAGAAGCAGAAACAGAAAGTGCGGTAGAAATTGAACAAGTTAAACCGCAACCGAAAACCAAAACAAAAAGTAACTGGTTAAACGGTGGCGTAAGCAAGAAAAAAGGGGGATGGCTGTGAGCCGTAGCGAACAAATTGAACAAGTGCAGTTAATGCTCGAAGCGTGCGATCAAGCAATCCTTGATGTGCTGGCGGGAAAAACCGTTACGTTTAACGGGCGCAGTGTCACGCGTGAATCGTTATCGGAAATCCGCAAGACGCGGCAGGCGCTCAGAGAGGAGCTTGTCGAGTTAAAGCGGTTAAGTTCCGGTCGCAACCGGTTTAAATACGCAAATCTTAATCCACGGTTTTGATTATGAATCTTTTAGATAAAACGATTGCCTTTTTCTCGCCCGAGATGGCGGCAAAGCGGGCAAAAAGCCGCTATGTCATGAATGCGTATGAGGCGGCTATGCCAAATCGTACACACAAAGCAAAACGCGAAAGCCAAGGCGCGAATGTATCGACCAAACAAAGTGCGGTAAGTTTGCGAGAGCAGGCTAGGGCATTAGATCAAAATCACGACATTGTGATCGGCATCTTGGACAAAATGGAGGAGCGAGTTATCGGCTCAAGAGGTATCCATATTGAGCCACAGCCGCTAAATTTAAGTGGCGATGTTGACGAGGTGCTGGCAGAACAAATCCGCAAAAAATGGGCGGAATGGTCTGTGCGCCCAGAGGTTACTGGACAATTTACTCGACCAGAATTAGAGCGAATGCTTTTGCGCACGTGGTTACGCGACGGTGAAGTGTTTATTCAGCTGGTGCGCGGCACCGTGGCAGGGCTAAAACATAGTACGGATATTGCCTTTAGCCTTGAAGCCCTTGAACCAGATTTTGTGCCGTTGAATACCCTTGATACGGCAAATTTAATTCAAGGTATTGAACTTGACGCATGGCGGCGCCCTGTCTCTTACCGTGTGTACATGGACAACCCGCAGGAAAACAACCGAACTTACGGGCGAGTTAAATCAGTGCCGGCAGAAAATATGTTGCACCTTGCATTTAAAAAACGCCTGCACCAATTACGTGGCGTGTCGATGTTGCACGGTGTTATTGTCCGCCTCTCCGATCTTAAGGATTACGAAGAGAGCGAGCGTGTGGCCGCACGAATTGCCGCAGCTTTTACAATGTATATTAGAAAAGGTGATGCTGCGATCTATGGGGACAACGAGGATTACAGCACGGATAGCCCTGAGCGCGACTTTGAAATTGCTCCAGGTGCAATCATTGATGATTTAAAGCCTGGTGAAGATATTGGTCTAATCAACTCTAACCGACCAAATGTCAATCTCGAAACCTTTAGAAATGGTCAATTAAGAGCAACCGCGGCTGGTACTCGCTCAAGCTACTCAAGCATTGCCCGTGACTATAACGGCACTTACTCAAGCCAACGTCAAGAGTTGGTAGAGAGTTTTGAGGGCTATTCCGTTTTACAAGATACCTTTGTCGCTCATATATCTCGTCCAATTTACCGGGAATGGTTAAAAATGGCGATTGTTAGCGGCGAAATTGAGGTGCCAGTCGATATTGATCCTGCATCACTTTATAACGCTGTTTATAGTGGCCCAGTTATGCCGTGGATTGATCCAGCTAAAGAGGCGCAAGCCTGGAAAGAACGTATTAAAGGTGGATTAGCAACCGAAAGCCAAGCTGTAAGAGCAAGCGGTAGCAATCCAGCAGAAGTAAAACGCAGACGTAAGGTTGAGGTTGATGAGAACCGAGAATTAGGCCTGAAGTTTGACACGGATTTAACTAACACAGGTACGACAAATGAAAAAACAAAAGATGATTCTGTCGCCAATAGCGATGGCAGCGAACGTGACAAAGACGAATAACCAGTCTTGGTACTCAATCAAAGCCAAAGCCAACGATACGGCAGAAATCTCAATTTACGATGAGATCGGATTTTGGGGTGTGTCTGCGGCGAGTTTTGCGCAAGATTTAAAATCCTGCGGCAATAACTTAAAACAGATTAACCTACACATCCACTCACCAGGTGGTGATGTTTTTGATGGGATCGCGATTTATAACTTGTTAAAAAATCACCCTGCAAATATCACCGTTTATATTGATGGATTGGCGGCAAGTATGGCGAGCGTTATTGCGATGGCGGGTAATGAGGTCATCATGCCCGAAAACGCAATGATGATGATCCACAAACCTTGGGGTATCCAAGGGGGCGATGCAGAAGATATGCGCAAGTATGCCGACCTATTAGATAAGGTCGAAAATACGCTAATCCCTGCTTACGCAAATAAGACAGGAAAAACACCTGAAGAATTAGCAGAAATGCTATCTGCAGAAACTTGGCTCAACGGTAAAGAATGTGTTGAACAAGGCTTTGCAGACAAACTAGCCGAACCACTTGTGGCGATGGCGTCTATTAAATCACGAAAATTAGAGGACTTTGAAAATATGCCAAAAGCAATGAAAGACATGTTGTTTAAGCCACAAGGCAACGCTGGTACAAATCCAGCATCACAAGCAACACCAACTCCTGCACCAACAGCACCAGTTAATCAATCATCAACTGTGCCAGTGGATAATACAGCTCAAGTACAAGCCGAGTTAAACAAACGCAATGCAGATATTAAAGCAGTATTCGCACCGTTTGGCTCAGCTCACGACTCTTTGTTGGTTGAGTGCTTGGGTGATTTATCAATTACCGCAGAGCAAGCCAAAGACAAATTGTTAGCAAAACTTGGTGCAGGTACAACCCCAAGCGCAGCAGTAACACCTTATGCTGATAACGGTAATATTGTTGGTGATAGCGTTAAACAATCCTTATTAGCTCGTGCAGGCATTGATAAAGATAAAGCGAATACCAAAGACAATGCCTACAACGCAATGACCTTACGTGAGCTTGCTCGCGCATCATTGGTTGATCGCGGTATTAGTGTGTCTGGCCAAAATGCTATGAGCATGGTCGGCTTAGCATTTACACACTCAAGCTCTGACTTTGGCCAAATCTTAATTGATGTGGCGCACAAATCATTACTTAAAGGCTGGGAAACTGCAGCGGAAAACTTTGATCAGTTTACCTCACGCGGCACACTAACTGATTTCCGCGCGGCTAAACGCGTTGGCTTAGGTGACTTTGGACACTTACCTCAAGTTGGCGAGGGCGAAGAGTACACCTACGGCACAATCGGTGATGAGGGCGCTAGCGTTGCATTAGCGACTTACGGGCAATTATTTAGCATTACCCGTCAAGCAATCCTTAATGACGACATGCACCTGTTGACAAAAATCCCTGAAAAAATGGGACAAGCGGCACGTGCAACAATCGCTAAGTTAGTGTTTGCGTTATTAACTGGTAACGCTAAAGCACAAGACGGCAAAGCATTATTTGATGCATCTCACAAAAATACAATCACTAATGCGGTGTTAGACCTTGCCAACATTGACAAAGGTATCCAGTTAATGAATGGCTTTGTTAATGTGCGCGGTGAGCCGTTAGCGATTGAGCCTGAATTTATGTTGTTGCCTACCTCCATGTACACCCGCGGCTTACAATTAATTAAGTCCGCAAGTGTTGAGGGCGCAGATGCCAACTCCGGCATTATCAACCCATTACGCGACATTGTAACTCCGGTCAAATCTGCTCGCTTACAGGCAGCTGATGAAAAATCTTGGTACTTAATCAACAAAGAGGCTATTGAGGTCTCCTATCTTGATGGTATCGACACTCCATACATGGAGCAACAACAAGGCTTTACCGTTGATGGTGTATCTACCAAGGTGCGTATTGATGCAGGTGTTAACGTGATTGACTACCGCGGCATTGTAAAAGTTACCAATAAGTAACTTAAAACGCCTTAAATAACGACCGCACTTTTGAATAAGGTGCAGTTTTTTTATTAAATAAATCAAAGGATTAATAAAATATGTCTAAAAATTACGTACAAGACGGAAACACCGTGCGCTTTACCGCTGCCGCTAATCTAAAAAGTGGCGATGTGGTGATTTTGGAAAATCTTGCTGCAATCGCAGTATCTGACGTTGCTCAAGGTGGCGCAGGCGTTGGCTTAACTACTGGTGTATTTACTGTAAAAGCAAAAGCGGCTGATGATATTAAACAAGGTGCGATTGTTTATTGGTCGGCAACTGAAGGTGCAACAATTACCGCTGGTAGCAACAAACGCTTAGGCGTTGCGTGGCGTGCAAGCGGTGCATCTGTGGACACTGTAGATGTCAAGATCAACGCTTAGTCCATTTGATGACGCACTCGCACAGGCGGACAAAGTCATTACTGACGTGATGATGTCCGTCTATGTCATCAATGGCAAAGAATATAAAGCGGTGCTTGATGAGGCGCCGAAGGTGATGGGTGGAAATTATAGCGATGATTACTTAATTAACGGTACGACTCGCACGCTGACACTTTTTAGATCGTCCGGCTACAAGCCGAAACTTGGCGATGTCATCACGACAAAAACCAGCGAATATGTTGTACGCGGGTTTAGTTTTGAGGACGGAAAGATCTTGTTGCAGTTGGAGTGATTATGAAATCAAGCGTTGATGGGATTGAGCAATTAAGCGCAAATTTTGGCAAAGCCAAGCGGGACACCCCGAAAGCGGCAGTTAGTGCAATAAATACTGTCGCAAGACGGGCGGTGCGCAACGGCACCGGGAAAGTGGCAAAAGAGCTTAGCATACAGCAAAAACTTGTACGCAAGCGTGCAAGATTGCGACGCCGAGCAACCAACGCCAGCCCGGAAGCTGAAATCCTAGTAGATCGCCGACAACTCCCGTTAATTAACCTGCTAAAAGCGGGTGGAAACAAATTATATGATGGTAACGGCGCAATACTTGTCGGACCGTATGGTGTGGAGCGCGGATTTAAGCAAAAGCTTAAAAACGGACGAACCCACATTATGCAGCGTAAAGGCGGTGCGCGCTATCCGATTGACGTTGTAAAAATCCCGCTAGCAACTCCGCTCACGAACGCGTTTAGATCCGAACTTAAAGACTATGGTAGTCAAGTCAAGGTCGAGATGGCTAAAAAGCTCACAGGCGCTTTTAAAAAATAGGCTATTACTATGCTAATACACAAAAAAATCAGACAACAACTGACCGCACTTTTGAAAGAGTCACAAATGGGTGTGAATGAGGTTTACTCCGGCAGACCGTTATTTATCGACATCGATCAGGAGCAATCGGCAGTCGCTGTTTTTATCGATGCAATCCAAATGGAGCCGATTGATTTGTGTCATCGCGAGTACACGGCCGATCTGAATATTGCAATTTATCTTAAAACAGCAATCGGCGAGGACGTATTAGATGAAATCGCCGAGAAAATCAAAATCCGGTTGGAAAGTGCGGTAGAAAACGATGAATTACCGGGCGAAATCACCGAAATCACGTTAAGCGGTTATGAGTGTGAACAAGATACGACTAACCGCACTTGGTTTGTATCCAACCTTAAATATCAAATTAAATACGAGGACTAAATATGCCAACACAAACAACCTCTTTTCAGGGGACTAAATTTTATTTGGGCGTGGGCTTAAATGAGGGCAAAGTAGTTACCGCTGCAACCGTAAAACCGAATGCAACAATTACTGCAACCGGACATGGTGCAAAAACTGGTGACTTTGTAAAGATTACTGGTCTCGGTGCATTAGATGGTTTCTATCCTGTTAAATCTATTGCAACAGATAAAATCATTCTTGCTGATGAAGTTGATTGGAGTGGCCAAGATGCACCAACGGATTTTTCATCAGCAAAAGTAGCGGTCGTCAAATGGTCATCTAATTTCTGCGCTATTAAGCAAATTGAAGGTGATGGAGACACCCTGGGAGAGGAGGACATTACAACAATGTGCTCCGAGGGGACAGAGACTGAGGCTGGAGAAATTGAGTACGGCTCAATCAAACTGACTTTCTTCTATGCTCCGGCAACACCAATGCAACAAGATTTGCGTAAGAAATTCTACGCCAAAGAAACTTTCCCTTGGATGATGGTGATGAAAGATAATCAAGGCTCGCTTTACGGTACCGGGTTTATTCAAACTTCACCAAATTTCAGCGGTGAGGTTAAAGGCAAATTTGATTCCGGTGTAACCATCAAAAAAGCGAAACGCGATTACTTATTACCTGTAAACGCTTAATCCATACGACCGCACTTTTAAAGTGCGGTCTTTTTCCATCAATCAAAGGATTTTAAAAATGAGCTTGCGTGAAGAATTATTAAAAAACAAACCTAAAGTACATCCGTTTGACTACAACGGTGTAACCTACTTTTTCCGAGAATTTAATGTTGGCGAAATGAATCAAGCATTATATGGCCAACACAATGAGTTGTTGAAACTTGCTGAAAAGCAAGGGATTGAGCTCAACTATGACGATGAAGAAGAATTAACAAAACAGCTCACCAAGGTACATGACCCTGACCGATTATCCCGTGTGCTGGCTATTCGTTTGTGTGATGCAGATGGAAAAAACTTATTTGACCCTAACAACCAAGACGACTTAGCAGCTTTACGCTCCCTGGATAAAGGATTGTATGAGGCGTTAAATATCGCAGTGATGGATTTACTCCCAAAAAACTTAGCGACCGACGAAAGCTCCAAATAAACTTATCGCTTTCGTTGGGGAAAACGCTGGAAGAAATTGAGCAAATGCCGGAAAGCCACTTTAGGGAATATCAGTTATTTTACCAAGAGCAGCCTTTTGGCATTTGGCGTGAAGATTACAGAACTGCCCAAATATCGCACTTGCTCGCAATGATAAACCGAGATCCAAAAGGGAAAGAACCCGAATTATCAGATTTTATGCCGTTTTTTAGAGATCAAACGAATAAAAATGACGACGATGACGGTTCGGCGGCTTATTTAGCAAATCGATAACCGACTAGAAATTGACATAACGGCAATCATTAATTATTATCCAATAAAAGTTAAATATTAATAAGGGGTGTAATTATGCTGGCAAGATTTATTGCATTTATCGCAAAAATAGTATTATTTTTGGTGGTATGCTTGCCCCCTGTATTTTTACTTACTACGCCGTGGGGCATTTATGTATTTTCTGCTGTCATGGTTGCGCTTATCGCTTGGTGTTTGCGGATTGCGTTTGATAGCAAGCTGACAAAACAGCAAAAATGGGATAAGTTACTCGGTAATACATATTAACCCGATTCAGTTCAACAAAGCTCGCCTTTCGGCGGGCTTTTTTTATGGGATAAATTTACAAAATGGCATCTACGGTATCTGATTTATTAGTCCGCCTAGGCGTTGACGATGCAAAATTTAGAAACGGATTAAATGTCGCAGAGGCTCGCGCTAAAAGTTTTTCAATTCGCACAACCCAATATTTGAAAAACATCGAAAATGCCGCAAATTCGTTAGAAAAAATTAATACTAGATTGTTTAATTTTTCTATTGCAGGTGTTGGCCTTGGTACGCTAAAGAATTATGCAGACGGGTACACCGAGGTAAAAAACAAGTTAGCGTTGGTGGAAAGTGCATCATTTAGCAGTCAGCGCGGGTTACAGTCACTCTTTGACATCTCATTAAAAACTAACCAAAGCTTAGAGGCAACATCAAGCATTTATCAACGTTTTGCGCAAAATGCACAAGCATTGGGAATAAGTCAAGCTCGTGTTGCTAGTCTAACGGAGACTGTCTCTAAAGCTGTTGCTATCTCCGGTGCAAGTGCGGCATCAGCACAAGCGGCCTTAATGCAGTTTGGGCAATCCTTGGCAAGTGGCGTTTTCCGTGGGCAGGAATTTAACTCAGTGATGGAACAAACGCCGGGTCTTGCGCAAGCAATGGCTAAAGGGCTTGGCGTGTCAGTTGGTGAGCTGCGTAACATGGCTAATGCCGGCAAGCTCACAATGGATGTTATTATCCCTGCTCTTGAGCGTGTAAAAGGCAGTGTTGACGAGCAATTTAACACGCGCGTAGTTACTATCGGGATGGCGTTTGAAAACTTGCGCACATCCACCACCAAGTGGATTGGCGAGTTAGATCAGGCCACCGGCGCAAGTCAGGGATTTGCTACGGTAATCAGCGGCATGGCGGACCATTTAACTGTTGCGACAAGTGCGCTTGGTGGATTTGCTGCTGTCTTGAGTATAAACAAGTTACGCGCATTTATTGCTGCCGGTAACGAGCAAGCGGCGTTAGCAATTAATGTCGCACGAGCAGAAAGCGTAAAAACTGCCGCGCTACGCGAACAAGCCCAGGCGGAAATGAGTTTAATCCAAATCAAACTCACCCACGTACGCACCGAAGCGGAATTGTTAGCAATACAGCAACAAGCCGAAGTGCAATCCCGAAAATTGACGGCAGCAATCATGGCTGAATCTAATGCACGGCGCAATCTTGATATTGTAACAAAACATGCTACCGCTGGTGGAAGATTGTTTAGCAATGCTCTTGGTTTCGTTGGCGGCCCGATTGGATTAGTAACAATCGGACTAACCGCTGCTGCTGGCGCTCTGATTGAATATCGCCAAAAAACGGAGCAGGCAAAACAGGAATCTTTAGCCTTTGCTGATTCGTTGGATATTACAAGTGACTCATTACGCACTATTACGGCGGATATGCTGTCATCAATGCGTACCAAACTTGAGCGATCTATTGAGACACAAAAAGCTGTTATTACAGAGCTGAAAGCAGAAACAAACAGGCTCGAACAACAAGTTAAAATCCAAATTGATGGAATGAACTCACAGGGATTGCAAAATAATCAACACGCAATCGAGAGATACAAAAAGTTAATTGGAGACTTGTCGATCAAAAAAGGTGAGTTAGCGGAAGCGAATGAGAAACTTGAAAAATCAGAACGCGATTTACTCACAATTGATTCTGGAAAATCTATCGCCGAATTTAACACCAAACTAAAAGAGTTATTGCCAACAGTTGATTTATCAAAAATTAATATTGATAAATTAGGGCTATCTGTTGAGGATTTTAACCGTTTAGTCCCTAGTGTAGAAAGTGGTTCTAATAGCATATCAAGCGCTGTACAGCGTATGGGGGCAATGGCGCTTATCGTAGCTAGCAACTTTGATGCTCTAGGGTTATCTGTTAAAAACGCATTGAGCGATAAAGCGCAAAAGATTATTGATCGTAATAATCGCCAAATTGCGATTAATCGAGAAAAAGACCCGAAAAAGAAACGTCGACTGGAAGCGGAAGATCAGGCTATTAATAGTGGGTTTGATCCTAATAGCACAGATTTTTCCGCCGTGGCCGACTCTTTTTACAATGCGTTGGGGTCTAAAAAAACAAAAGGCAGTGGCGGGAAGAGCGAGCGGGCCCGCGATAGCTGGCTGAATTTTTACGACGAGATCCGTAAAAAAAGCACATCATCGCTGAATGAGATTAATCTCGAGCAAGATCAGATGATGCGCCGCTTAAACGAACATCTGAAAAAAGGCGTAGTATCTCATCAAGAGTACGAGATCGCAAAAACCGCTATTACCGAACGTTTTGAAAAACAACGATTGGAATTATCCGGCAAGTATGCACCGAATAAGCTGTTAAAGTCCGAATTAAAAGATGAACTTGCAGCAATCCAAGAGCTTTACGCCGCAGGGCAACTCAATCAGGCGGAAGCTGCTAAAGCCTCACAACGTGCGCAATTTGATTATGCGCAAGGTGTGTCACAAAACGTTGTAGATCCATTGGCACAATTTCGGGCGCAGTTCGATCCGAATCAGGAAATTGAAAACCAACGTACGCGCGATTTAGCGTTACTTGATGCAATGCGAAGCGGTAATGAGCAGAAATTGTTGTCGGAAGAGGAATATCAGCGTCGTAAAAAAGAGATCCAAGATAAATACGATTTAGAACGTCAAAAGAAAGAAGCTGATTATTATGCGCAATCTACACAGATGATGAGTTCAGCTTTTGACACGATGGCAGGGGTCATGGCTAATGCGGCTGGTCAGCAATCAGCGGCTTATAAAGCCATGTTTGCCGTAAGTAAGGCATTCGCTATTGCGGAAAGTATGATCAATATTCAATTGGCTTTGTCTGAGGCAGCAAAACTACCTTATCCACAAAACCTTGTTGAGTATGCTCGAGCTGCCAGTCAAACAGCCAGTATCGTTTCAAACATCCAATCTGTAACGATGAGTTTTGCCACTGGTGGTCATGTACAAGGTCCAGGAACTGGAACAAGTGACTCAATCCCCGCCTGGTTATCCAATAACGAATTTGTAATGACATCCCGTACTGTTGATCATTATGGTGTTGGATTTATGAATGCCTTAAACCAACGCAGATTTCCTAAATTTGCAAATGGCGGTCATGTTGGTGGCAAATCTGATAGTTATGACGGATTGTTTAGCGGTGGTGGAGCATCAACTAATAACGAAGTATCAATAACAATAAATATTGATAAAAACGGAAATGAAAGTGTAACTGCTGAGCAAAAAGCTGCACAAGGTAAAGAGCTTGCACTAGCAATCCAAGCAAATGTACTTGAAGTGTTAAGAAAACAACGTCGTCCAGGTGGAATGCTTGGATAAGGAGATAAGATGGCTTTAAAAACATTGCCTTGGTGTCCACAGCCTGGTTATTCGGTTGATGAAGAACCAAAGCGGAAAGTGCTTAATTTTGGAAATGGCTATCAGCAACGGATGGAAGACGGGATTAATACGCTTTTGCGTAAGTATTCCGTTACATTCAAAGTAAAAAACAAAGAATCGGCACAATTCCGCAACTTTATGAAAGAACACGGCGGAGTTCGTGCCTTTTATTTTAAGGATGTGGCACTTGGTGGTGAATTAGTGAAGGTGGTTTGTCCTAAATTTCCACGATCTGTTACCAAAACTCACACCACTTTCAC